GTACAGATTCTGTTGAAGAGGTAAAGGCAGCGCTCGGTGAGTCGGTCGAGATCGACGAATCCCAGGCCGAAGAAGAACCCGAGGAGCCTACCGAAGAGGAACCCGCTAAAGGCGAAGGCGAGGAAGGCGAGCCGGAAGCGGACGAAAACGAGGAAGGGGAAAAGCCCGAGGAAGACGAGGGCGAGAAGGACGAGGAGAAAGGCGAGAAAAAGCCAACTCCGAATCATCTCGTTCCACGGTCGCGACTGAGCAAGGAGATCGCACGGCGTAAGGCTGCGGAAGCCGAGCGTGACGCGGCCCTTGCAGCCGAAGCCGAAGAGGAAGAGCCGGAGGAAAAGCCGACACCGAAACCGGACGAAGTAAAACCTCCGCAGTTCTATTCGGGTGAGCCGAAGCCCAAACTTGAAGACTTCCTGAAAGGGGTCGACAAGTTCGACGGCGAAGCGATGGCGAAAGCTCAGGAGAAATTCTGGGACGCTCGCGAAGCCTGGGCGGACAAAGAGGCCGCGGCAAAGGCTACCTACCAGCAGCAACTGGAGAAGCTCCAGCGAGCTCAAGAGGAAAAGGTCGCTGACTTCGTTGAACGGCGCAATACGTTCGCCGAGGCGAATCCGGACGAATGGAAAGTCGCCCTGAAGTCGACGATTAACCTCAACGACTATCAGCGGGATTTCGTGTTCGATTCCGAGGTCGGGCCTCAGATGCTGGTGTACTTCGCCAAGCATCCAAAGGAAGCCGAGAGCATTCGCACAATGCGACAGCGCGCCGCCTCCGACGCCATGCTCAAGCTTGAGGAAAAGCTCGTCAAGCAGTACGAGGTCGAGTCTGACGAGTCGGAAGAAGATGAGGAAAAGCCGACTCCGACTATTCCCAAAAAACCAGCGGCAACTCCAAAAGCCGAAATCAGTAAAGCGCCCACGCCGCCATCGCGGCTGAAACCTGCCGGACCGGTCGCCAAAACCGATCGAGAGATGGCAGGACCTGAAGACCGAACCGGGGTCGACATCGAATACAACCCCGAACTCGAGAAGAGGGACAGGGCGCGCAAGAAAGCCTAACCATGCTCAGTTCCCACGCTACGTCGGGGATTGGGCTTCGAGGACAACTCCATGAACCAATTCCTGACGACTGCGCAGGTTCTGCAGAAGAGCCTGCCGGTTCTCCGCAACAACCTGTCGTTTTCGCGTTACGTCCTGGGTCAATATTCCGACCAGTTTGCCAAAGCCGGTGCGAAGGTCGGCGCCGCCGTCACCGCAAGAAAGCCTCCTAAGTATCGCGGCCGTTACGGCAACGCGATCGACGTTGAAGATATCCAGGAAACACCGGTGACCGTCGTGGTCGACAAACTGTTCGGTGTCGACTTGGAATACGACGATGTCGCCTTGACCCTAACGATGGACAACTTCACCGAGCGGTACATCGATCCCGTGATGGCGAGAATCGGCAACGAAGTCGATGCAACCGGCATGCAGCAGTACACGAACGTCTACAACTTCGTCGGCGTTCCGAACGCGATCATGGCGACGCGCACCTCGTACCTGAGCGCTGGCGTCTCGCTGGACAACACAGCGACACCGCGACGCGGTAAGGGTTCCCGCAACTTCGTGATCAGTTCTCAGATGCAGGCGTCCTTGTCGGACAACCAGGCCCCTCTGTTCAATCAGACGGGGACCATTGGCGAGCAGAACCAGACCGGCGAGATGGGTTTCACGTTGGGGTTCCAGTTCGCAATGGACCAGAACACCTTTACCCATACGGTTGGTGCTCTGGGCGGCACGCCTCAGGTTGACGGTCCAAACCAGACGGGCGCGGCGATCAATCTGAAGACAGGCCTCGGTGCACAGCAACTCGGCTACTTCAAGCAGGGCGACACGGTCACCTTCGCTGGCGTTTTCGGAATTGTCCCGAATACGGCGACAAAGGCTGGAAACGGCGTCTCCACGGGCTTCCTGCAGCAGTTCGTGATCACTCAGGACACGGACACGGACGGCGCCGGCAAGATGGCGGCCGTACCGATTTCGCCACCGATCATCACTGCGGGCGCTTTCCAGACCGTCACGGCGTCCCCTGCCGACGGCGCGGCCGTGCTCGTCTTCACGAGCCCGAGCGCGATGGCAGGACTGACCTGCAAGCAGGCGCTTGCGTTCCATCAGCAAGCATTCACTCGCGTCACGGTCGACCTTCCGGTTCCTGGAGGCGTCGACATGGGAGGTCGCATCAAGGACAAGGAGTCCGGTCTCGCCTTCCGACTCGTGCGTGCGTACGACATTCGTGGCAACAGCCGGCCGACCCGCGTGGAAATGCTCTGGGGCTGGTCGACGCTCTATCCCGAGTGGGCTTGCCGCGGCGTCAGCCAACAGTAAGCAACAACCGCAAATCCAAAACGAAAGGACAGAACAGAACACCATGAGAAAACTTTATTTCATCCTGACGTTGGCTGCGGTTCTGATGGCGGTCGGGCAGACCGCCTTCGCGCAGTCGGCAATCACAAGCACAACGCTCTCCTCGGCGATGAGCGACGCAAAGACGAGCGTGATGAAAGTCACGAGCGCCACCGGCTTCACGGCCAGCAACCAGGCGACTGGCGCGGAATATTGCGTCTTTGTCGACCATGAACTGATGCGGATTTCCGCCGTCAGCGGCACGACAATCACCGTGTTGCCGCGCGGCTTCTCCAGCACAACCGCAACCCCGCATAAGTCGGGCTCGCGCGCCTACGTCGGTCCATGCGGCTCACAGCAAGGCCCGGGCGTCGGACAGTCCGGAGGTCCGTTCATTCAGACTTCGATGCAGGGCGCCTGTACTCGTAATCAATGGGCGATTCTGCCGTTGATCAACGTGAACCAGCGGGCGATCGCCAATCCGAACGGCATGTTGATGTACAACTGCCTGAACGGGTCCTGGCGACCGCAGACGATGGGCGCGGACATCGAAGACGATCTCATCGTTGCAGCCTCGAACATCCCGATCGGCTCGGTAGCGTACGGCTCTTTGGGGACCAACACGACCGACGTGAACAACCAAATGTGGATCACGTCGATCACGTTGCCCAAGACTGGACTCATCACGGGGATCCAGGTTCTTCAGGGCGGCACGGCGACGACAGACACGATCACCGCGGCTCTCTATGATGGCGGCGGAAACCTGATCGCGGCTGGGGCGGCTGCTGGAGTGGCGCTATCGGGCGCCAACACGTTCCTGAACATTCCGTTCACATCGGCGGCTCTTGTCACGGGCCCGGCGCGGTACTTCATCGCGGTCACGGGTAACGGGACGGCGGCCGGCGCGATCCGGACCATCGCTACTGCCACTTACACCAATGTCGTTGCGACAACGCAGTCATCGACGTTCGGCACGTTCCCGGCGATCTCGCCGGTGCCGACGACCTTTACGGCGAACGACGCACCGATCGTTCAACTCTACTACTAGCGATCACTGGGAGGGCTCCGGGTCCAAGTGGCCCGGAGTCTCACCGAAAGGAGCACTATGAATCGAGTTCTCGCCGTGGCTCTTTGCGCTCTCATGATCGCCGCTCCATCATTCGCGCAGCAGACCACGATTCCCAGTACGGCATCACCGACCACGAGCTATCAGATCAACGGAGGCGCCCTGCAGCTCATCCAGGCGACGCTCTCTGCCCAGGATTCCGGTACCTGTACGACCGCTCGCGCCTGCATCGTCCTAACGTTAGGCCCGACCGATTCCACGGCCGACATCACCGCGAACGGCACGTTTACGGGGACAGCGCAGATCGAAGCCACTCTCGGCAATGGTCAGTGGACCTCGCTCGCGTGCCCCACGTTCTCTCAGGGATCCGCAGTCAATTCATTCACGGCTGCGGGCGGGTGGCAGTGCGATGTTTCCGGTAAGACGCAGATCCGACTTCGGATCAGTTCCTATACGAGCGGGTCAGCGGTTGTCGCCCTAGCGAGCGGCCCTGCACGGAGCGCGAGTTTCAATCTGTCGAACCAGCCGATCTCGATCGTTGGGCCGACGGATACCCCGTGCTACGTCAAGGGCGGAACGGGAACGCTCAACGACACCACGAATCACGCGAACTGCAAGGCGAGCGCGGCCATCTTTAAGGGCGGTCGCGCCCTCAACACAAGTACAACAATCGCGTGCCTGAAGCTATATAACTTGGCGACAGACCCAACGCTGAGTTCGGCGACTGGCTTCGTCGAGTCCATACCGATCCCTCCGGCTTCGGCGGCAGGGGGAGCTGGGGGATGGATCGATGTTTTGTCCAATTTCTCATATTCGACTGGCCTTGCGTATGGCGTCACCGGCATGACCGGCGTCACATGCAGCGGCACTGAGAACTCGGCGCCTCCTGCCGGCGTCTTCGTCACGCTCTCCTATGACTAGGGGTCGCATGAAGAAGTCGCTACTTCTATTCGCGCTGGTTCTATCTGTCGCCGCATCCGCGTGGGCGAGTGTTGCCAAAAACGACAGCGGCACAAACAACGTCACCACAGCGTCATCGGTAACTTCCTTAGATTTGACAACCTTTACCGTATCCGCTGGGAGCAATCTCTGCCTCGTTGGACTGGTGGCCACCACCGGCAGCCCGACCGGCATTACATTGACGTGGGATAATGGCGGCACCAACCAGGTGATGCACTCGGAAGGCTCTGCCCTTCAAGCCAACGCGATGGTGACGGTCTTTTCCCTGACAGCACCGACGGCGGGTAATAAGACGCTCCATGCCACATGGACGAATGCGTCCGCCGGGGCTTCCGTTGCGGCCATTGCATTCTCAGGCGCGAGCAATCCTACTGGGGTTTCTTGCGTTGTCGGTACGGATACGGTCACGTCGAATGTGTCGTCCGGCAGCACCCAAACCATAACGGTGACGTCCACAACGGACGGAGCGACGGTTGCGGCTTTTGCAAACCCAACCGCCTTCTTCAATTCACTGATTTCCGGAACGCTCATTTACAACGATGGGACCGGCAACTTCGGGGATGCTGGCACTTACACCATAGGCGGGACTTCCGATACGCATACGGTAGGGACTGCCTCATCCGTGGCGTACGCCGCGGCAGGCGTTCATATTGCCGCAGCGGGCGGTGGCGGTGGCGGCACGAAATCCGTAATCGTCGGCGGCGGAGTTTTCTGAGCTAGCTCCTAACGCGGAATCAGAATGAGATCCGTGAATGATTCAGGGCCGCTGTATTTACCGAATAGCCAGGGGATTTCGCTGATGTTCTTCTTTACGGCCGCGACCTCGGCGAGGTCATAAAAGGCGCAGAAGGATGCTTTCAGATTTTGCGAAAAGGCTTCCGGGGTTACGCCAGCGGCGGCAAGGAATTCGGGAGAGAACTCGATAACGAATGGAACTTTATTTTCAATCAAGGATTGCGCCCCACGAAGCGCGTGCCATTCGTGCCCCTGGACGTCCATCCAGACCAAGCCGACGCGATCCTTCGCCTCTTCTAATACCTGATCCAATGTTTCAACCTGAATCGAGACATCCTGACGATTCGAGGAATGCGCTTCGGAGATCCGGTGATCCCCGAAGTTGTCCGCGGATAGCGCCAGCGTCATCGATCCAGCCTTGTCGGATGCCCCGACATTGTGAGCCTGGATCTTGTGTCTCATCCGATTCAGCGCAATGTTGCGCCGCAAGAGTCGATAGTTCCGCGGCTCCGGCTCCAGCGCAATCGCCCGAGAGAAGTAGCCATCGCGGATGGCATAGATGCAAACCGTTCCGATGTTCGCGCCAACGTCAACCAGGGTCCTCGTGGAGAGACGATCCAGAAATCCGAAGGCGACGAGCCATCCGAAGGCACGCCGGATCTTTTCGATTTCGAATTGTCGATATGAGAAGAGATAGCGGCCGATGACCTCATCGCGAGAACTGAAGCACATGAGGCCGTGTTCGGTATTCGCCACTATGGGGACTTCAAACGGAGCTTTTTTAAGAGTGTTCCAGATGGTGCCTCTATTGACTCCGATATGGCGCGTGATTCTCCGGATGCTCCATTTACTCAGGAGTTGGTTCGTCATGATTTCTTCCATTGTGAGAATTCCCAAAGTGAAAATTCGATCTGATAGACAAGATACCTATAGAGTTGTCGCATCCCTGCTTTCTAAGGCGGCATTGTCATTTTGTCTAGTCCTTTCTCTCGCCACGCCGGGCCATGCCGCATCTTGCAGCAACACAAGCCTGGGGAACGGCGTTGTCTGCATCAATAGTGCGAGCGCCCTTAGTCCCAATACCAACACCGTCTCAATTACAGGATTCAACGCCACGGGCGCGAATTTCCTAGTAATGAACGTGGCGCAGGGTACCTTTGCCGGGGTGTTCTGCACGCCTACCGATTCCTCGTCGAATACCTGGCTAAGTGGTCCACTTCAGTCGAATTCAACGACTGGTAGCCAGGAACAATTATTCTTCGCTTTCAACGCCACCGTATCGGCGAGCATGACGTTCTCCTGTGGTAGCAGCACGGGCGGATTTCCAGCCATCTCTGTTGCCGCATTCAGCGGAGTCTATTCCGCGGGCAGCCCGCTCGATCAGACCAACGGCGCGACCACACCGACGGCGCCTCCGACAGACGATCCCAGTTTGGCGACGGGATCAATAACGGGCTCCAACTCTGGACAGCTTGTTGTCGTGGGACTGACTCAACTGGACAACACATCCGTAAGCATTGGTTCAGGCTTTACCCTCTTTGAAAGTATTCCCAGCACGACCACATTCGGAACGGCTCTAGCCATGAAAACGGTCGCTGCGCCCGCAGCCACGAGTGCGACCTGGACGCCGAACGTCAATTTTCGAGCGTCGACGACTATCGCATCGTTTGCGACAACGGCCTTGTGCACCGGAGCTTCTCCGTCATTGACGGCCTCAAATTGGTCCCTCGTCAAGAATTGCCATGATATCGCCTCAAGCGGAGACAAGATCACGGTCACGAGTGGGACGTATTCCGCAAAAGTTAATGTCCAGATCACGAAATACGTGCATATTGTCGCCGGTGCCGGCGGGGTCACGCTAACTGATGATGTAGCCACCTGCGCGGCTGTCAACCCGTGCGGATTTGGTCCAACGCAAACCATTATCACCTTTACGGAAGCCTCGGCGGGCTCGTCCAGTTTTGAGGGTTTCACCATAAACACGGGAGCAGCGAATCAGGTTAACCCTGGAGGCGCGATCGCTGCATATGCCGGAGGTGGGCATCCGGTTGTCTTCAAAAACATCATCATCAACGACTCAGGCGCATACGGCAATTTCGATTGGTTCTATCTACACCAAAACCGAGGCGTGCTTGTTGGTAACACTTTCAACGCCACCCCGAACGGGGGCAACTGCAATACCCAAGTTCAGTTTCTTCAGGTCGAACCCGAGCAGACCAGCGCTGACTGGGCGACTACGGTGCCGTTTGGCAACAATGATGACGGTACTCATCTCGTTTACATGGAAGGCAACACGATTAACCACGGCGGCCTGTCGGACAATTTGTCCAATGGCCGAACGGTTTTTCGGTACAACACCGTCACGAATACCAATTTCAGCATTCACGGAATTGCCTTCGTAAATGGCCGCTATATTGATGTTTACAACAACCTCTGGATTCACGACACGTCTCTAAATCCTGGCACTTGCACCGGCGGAGTCGATCAGAATTTTAACGGATTTCTCTCCATAGGAAGCGGCGTAGCGTATGTCCACCACAACACCATTCCAAGCGCAAACACGTTGGCGTGGGGCCCCAAAGTACCAATCCAGGTCAGCGCCGACATCTTAACAAGGGACGGCGGAGGGTGGCCTTGCTGGAACACGCTAACGGGAATGGGCGACGGGTACCCTTCGCCGGAGTTGCCCGGATGGGGCCTCACCGGCAGCGGAACGATTACGGTATGTCCTGGGTGCAATCCAGCGAGTAATGGCGGCCCTCAAGATCAGGGCCTAGATCCAATGTACTTCTGGGGGAATACCGGAGCTGGAATCACGCCTAACCTTATTGCCTACGATCCCAACACTCCCAATTCAGGCGGAAGCACTCAGGGTTGTGCGACGGCAGGAGTGCCGGGGCCTTATCCGAGCATCTCGGCTTATATCGTTGAAGGTAGAGAGTATTATTTGGACGCCGATGCGCCCGCAGGAAAGCCTGGATATTCGCCGTTCGCCTGCCCCCATCCTTTAGCTGGCCTGAGCGGAGCCTGCGATGCTTCCACGAACGGCACGGCGGGATTTAATATTTCGGCCGCCACGCTGACCTTTACCGGACAGCCTCCCAATACAAATTCTGGAAGCACGATGGGCTCGTTCCAGGTGACGGACTCCGACAATACCTTCGCTGGGACGATCACGCTGACGCCAAACGGCTGCCCGGCAGGCTTCACGAACCTGAGCGGAACGGCTAGCGCTGGCGTCTTGAACTTCACGACTGTCGGGACGAGCGGCGCCGGGACCGGCTGCGCCTTTACGGCCTCGGCCGCGGGCGCCGCGAGCGCGACGAGCACGACCTTCAATGTCGTCGACGTCACGCCTCCAGTCCCGGGTAACTCGGGGACGCTTTCAACTGCGAACATTCTCACGAACTCGATGACCGTGAACTGGACGGCGGCTACAGACAATGTCACGCCACAGAATCAACTTCAGTACGAAGTCTGCCAGGCCACATCGAACACGATCAGCACGGTGGGTGGGTGCGAGGCGGCGCTCATCCAGTCCTTCACGACGAACATCGTGACGCTCAACGCGGGCGCCCTTAATCCCAGTACAACCTACTGGTTCAACGTCGTAGTGAAAGACGCGGCAGGGAATAAGGCCGCCTACACGCCAAACAGCGCGACGACGCAATCTGCCGTCATCCCCCCGGTGATCACCGGCGGAACTGGCGGCCGACCCCGCAGGATCCGCGGAGTCCGATAAAAGCAAAAGGAGACAAATTATGTTGGCTTTCATCATGCAGCACCAAGTCTGGGCTGGCATCATCGGCTATTGGCTATTCAACGCACTGGTCGGGGCGCTTCCGGATCTGACTTCGTCCAGCGGTCCGGCTTACAGCACGGTCTATAGGTTTCTGCACACGCTTGCAGGCAACCTCTCGAACGCCTTCGGTAACAAAATTCCTGGCCTCAAGGCCCTCGGGATCGTGTTCTTAATCCTCTGCTTGGGCTTTACGTCGACGGCCTGCACGCCGTCTGCGATAAATGCTCTCAACGCGGCGGTGTCGGCCGCAGAGGTCGCCCTGCCCGTGATCCTTGCGGCTACCGGTGTTGATCCGGCCACGGCAACGCTGGCGGGAAATTGGCTATCGGCCGCGGTGACGATCATCGACGACCTTATCAGCAAGCCTGCGATTACAGCGCAGGACCTGGATAAGGCGATCGCGGACTACCAAGCGCTCGGCCAGCCGAACGTTCCACCGGGCAATGTGGCTAACGTTCTGGCTGGAGTCACGAAAGCGTTTAAGGTGTTCGTCGATAACTACCAAGGTGCATCGGTCGTCACGACGGCCTCGCAGCCGTTCACCGTATTCACGCTGAACGCCGCGAACAAGTTCCCGAAGCATCGGCTCATCACAATCGACACTAAGACGAAGAACAAACTGGGTCCGCTCCATGCCCGTATCCAGGACATCAAGCGGCGACTGGGAAAGTAAATGCGCCGACTTCTCGCAATCCTCGCGGTCTGCGTTTTCTGTTCTTGCATAGTGCAAGCGCAGACCGCGCCTCTCATCCTCGATCAAGGTACGCCGGTCGCCGATCCGGATTCCTGGCAGAAGGCGACATTGATCCGGCTCGGCTCTCAGTTGAGTGCGCTGCAGAACCAGTTCCAGGTCGTCCTGCAATCGATGTCTAACTCGACGGGTAACGTCAAGGGCGGCATCATGAAGGGCAACATCATCGCGCAGTTCGTCCAGACGGAAGACACCGACTGGGTAGCGGGCTCGAGTAAGCTCGCGGTGCCGATGATCTCCTACGGCGCGATCGGCGGCGGCATCCAACACGGTCAGCTCTGGGGCTTCAACACGATGGCCTCGATCTGGCCGGGTTCGGATGGCTGGCTGATGGGCGCGGAAATCGACGTCGACAACAACGGCTCAGACCAGCCCGGCATCGGACTCCAGAACTCGAAGTACGGCATGAGCCTCGTTTGCGGGCAGGGCGCAGGCTCTAAGCCGTGCACTTCTGCGATGACGGTTAATCAGGGGACGTCGACTTGGCATGCCGGTATCCAGGTTTGGCCTGGCGCGCTCACGGATCCGGTGAACTCTCCAGCCTTCGCGATGCTCGACAGTAACGGCGCCAACCATGCGGCGATCCTTGGGGACGGCACGGTCATCGGTCGTTTCGTGTGGGGCGATGGAATTATCAATACCGCAACCTTGGATCCGAAGCTCCTGCCGACCATGAGGCCCAATGAATTCTTTTATTGGGGCGATCGGAGCACCGGCCAGAGTTATTTCGCATTTTTCGACGGGCAAGGCTACGCACTCATCCCAACCGTTAAATATATCAAGCCCAACTGAAAGGAAACCAACATGGCAGAGTTCGATTACCCAAAGAATCATTCGCGTGCAATGTACGCGCCAGCCGACAAAGGCCCCGTCAAGAAAGGGCAGATCTTCTGGTGCCACGCGAAAGAGGACGAGGTTGCAGCTCGCAATCAAGGCTTCACGAGCACGAGCTATATCAAGTCCGAATGGCCGAAGAGCATGTTCAACAAGAAGACGGGCGACTCCCGACCAGTCGGAAAACTGGAATGGGACGACGCGCAGAACGAGGCCGCGGTAAAGGCACTGGGCGCCGACTGGACCTTCGACTACGTCCACCCGCCGAAGCCGGAAGAGAAGAAAGAAGCCGGCGCTGTAGACCTGGGTGGACTGGCGCTGATTCTCAATGAGATCAAGGGCGTCCAGAAATCCATCTCGGATCAAGGCGAGGCGCACGAGGCAAGTGCGGCAGAGCTTCACGCGAAGATCGACGAACTGACGGGGATCGTGACCGCGCAGGACAGGCGTATCTCCGAGCTCGAAGCCGCAGCCACGGAAACGAAGTAAGCCGTAACCCTCGATGGCACTCCAAGCGCTCACCGTCAACGACCTCATTGTCGAAGCGGAGATCATGTCCGGGCAGTACGGGCCCGGCGATATTGTCGCTCCGAATGAGGCGTACTACGCTTGGCGGAAGCTCAACGACCTGCTCGACCTGCTGAAGACCAACCGACTGGCGATCTATCGGCGCGCCCGGGTCGGCCCATTCACCGTCAACGCAGGCCAGGGCGACATCACGCAGAGTCCCGCGCAGCCGATCCTGATCGGGCCGAATGCCGGAGCGGGCAACTGGGTGACGCCACGGCCTCTCTGGATCGACTACGCGGGAGTGATCTACACAGCGGGAGCCATTCCTAACCCCGAACTGAAGATGCACGTCTTCACGATGAAGGAGTGGAAGGGGATTGGCGTCAAGGGCATCACGTCGACCCTGACACGCGCGCTGATCTACGACGAGGTCTTCGATGCGGCGGGCAACGGTAATATCTATCTCTACCCCGTGCCTTCCGCTTCGTTCCAGGTTGTGCTGTACGTGCCGGTAGCGGTAGACGAGTTCCCGGTGGACGTCAACGGCAATCCGGATTTCACGACGTCGATCTTCTTCCCGCCGGCGTACCGGATCATGCTGATCTCGAATCTGGCGAAGATCATCTCGATCGGCGTAGTCGCGGTCTCGGCGGACCTCGAGGCCCTGGCGACCAATTCTCTGGCGGACCTGAAGGCCTCCAATGCTGTGGAGAACATGGACCAACTAAGTTGCGACGAGGCGACATTGAACCCCGGTAACGAAGCCTCGATGACGTTCGACTGGATCGGGGGAGGATTCAATCAAGGTGAATGAAGCAACGGTTCATCTGGCTAGCGCGATTGTTAGCCTTGTCGGAGGCGCCGTGAGTCTATACGTCAGCTACCGACTCATGAAGAATAAAGAGGAGACTCTCTCCGAGGCAAAGAAGATGTTTCCCTCGAAGGACTCCTTCGACGCGCACGAAAAGCGGGATGCGGAGCGGTTCGAGCAGATGCAGGCAGCGTCGGAAAGGCGGCACGAGGAACTACGGGAAGACATCTCGAAGGTCGAGCAGCGCGTCGACAGGCTGATCGTAGGGCGCTCATGATGCTTTGGAAGACCGACGAAGTCCCGGGTATTTACTTATCGTCTCTCTGTACGTGGCGAGAGGGCCGCGGCGAGCCTGCCGACGGATGGCGAGGCATCCTGCACGTCATCCTGAATCGCAGCCGCCGCCCTGGTTGGTGGGGACAGTCTCTCGCGTCTGTCGTTCTCTGTCCCAAGCAGTTCTCGTCGTTCAATCCCGGCGACCCGAATGCCGATCAGATGCCCGCGGCCGACGACCGAGTCTTTCAGCAGATTCTGGCGCTGGCGGAAAAAGTCATGAGCGGCCAGGACGAGGATCTGACGGGCGGCGCGACACACTATCACACCCTGGACACCCATCCGGATTGGGATAAGTCGATGGCGCAGACCGCGATCATCGGGAACCACATCTTTTTCAAGTAAACCGGCTTCATTGATCGAGGAACCCATGAAAAAACTTCTTCTTGCACTCGTCATCATTGTCGGTGCGGTCGGAATTGCGACTTCGCAGGCTCCGCAGCAACTACAGAACGGCGGCGTCATCACGGCGGCCTCCTCGGATTGTTCCGTGTTGAATTCCTGCGTCATCCTGCCGAACCTTGGGGCCGCGGTGTCGACGATCATCGTCACCACGTCACCGACAACGGTCTCCGCATTCGCGGCAGATCTTCGGTTTGAGGCGAGCTACGACGGACTCTCCTGGCTTCCGGTTTACGGGACGCGCCTGGGGGCTATCCATCCGCTCGCGCTAAGGCCGGTCAACGGCGCCGTATCCACGGGGCAGTGGCAGATCAATGCGGCCAACTTCGCGAGCTTCAGAGTCCGCGGGAATCAAACGATCTTCGGTAACGCCAACGTGCTCATCAAGGCCATTCCATAAATTGAAAGGGGAAACGTCCAAATGAAGTCCAAAGTCCTTTTGCTCGCACTGCTCGTCATCGTCCTTGCGGCGCTCACGGGCCACGTTCTCGCACAGAATCCGGCGCAGGGAAACACGGCCGTAACCCAGGCCGGGCTGCCGATCTATTACCTGACCCCGATCAGCGCCACGGCTGCGGTCAACACCCAGACGACGCTGACGATTCCGGCGCCGCCGGCTGGCCTTTCGAACTACGTGTGCTACCTCGCGTATCAGTTGAACGCGGACGGCACCGGCGCTGCAGTCGCGAACGCCGTCAGCACGAGCACGAACTTCAACTCCTTTGCCGTGAAGGTAAGCGCTCCGTCGACGATCGGCTACGATTCCGGCGCGGTGCAGGTACTCCAAGGGCATCCAGGGATGGGCTGCGCGAAGAGTATTATTCCCGGCACTGCGACCACATTCGTCAGCGCGTCTGGCTTGACGCACGCGGCGTGGACCTGGTACGCGACCTACTTCGTAGCGCCTTAGTTCGCCGATGGATCTTCCTCAACTGATCGGGGCGTACTACACCGCGTTCGCCTCGAAAGCTGAAATCCAGTCCTGCAAGAACCTGTATCTCGAGCGCATCGAGTCGGGGGCTGGCCGCAACCAGTACGCGATGTACATGCGTGCTGGCCTGAAGACGGTAGCGGCGACGCTCAACCGAGCGAAATTGAAGTGTCGGGGCTTGCTGGAATTGAACGGCTTCGTCTTCGACGCTCAAGACGATACGGTTTATCTGCTGCAGTCCGACTACTCCGTCTTTCGCACGTATGCGTCGATAGTGGATGACGGACTTCCGGTAAGCATCACGGCGAGCGAGACCTCGGGGTTTGTGGTGAGCGGCGGCGTGTTTTATCGGCTAAGCGACGTTTTGCAGACGCCGGCCCAACCGTTCATTCCATCGGCCATTGCTGTGATTCAGGGACTCGTTGTCTGCCTGGAGCAGGGGACGAACCGATTCTTCTTCTCCTCGGACGACGGACAGACGTGGAACGCTCTGGATTTCCAGACCGCCGAGGCTTACCCGAACGCCCTCGTCAATTTGGTCGTGGACCATCAAGAGCTCTGGCTCTTCGGCAATCGGCGCGCACAGATCTACGTGCTCACCGCAGATCCGAATGCTCCATTTCAGGCGGTAAGCGGCGGGATTGTCGAGCAGGGGCTTGCCGCAAAGTTCGCGCTCTGCCAACTGGATAACTCGATCTTCTGGCTCGGGCAGAACAAGGACGGCGCCCTGATGTTCTGGAGGGCGAATGGCTACTCCCCTGTCCGCGTCAGTAACCATGCCGTCGAGAACACCTGGCGGAGCTACGGGGCAAACTTCTCTGATGCGCAGTGTGCGACGTTTCAGCAGAACGGGCATCAGTGCATCCGCCTCACCTTTCCGTCGGCGAACGGCGGCCTTGGGGCAACATGGAATTACGACGCGAGCATGTCTCCGGAGATGGCATGGACGGAGGCTCCCTGGTGGAATCCCATCCTCAGCCGATACGAGAGCCACCGTGGCAGTTCCTACGTTTCCGCGTTTGGGAAGATCCTTGTTGGCGACCGCGCCAACGGCTGTCTCTATGAAATGAGCCCGGATTTTACCAGCGACTTCGGCTATCCGATCCGGTGGGAACGCCGCACCCCTCATCAGGTCGCCGACGGCAAGCGCGTCCAGTATCACCGACTTGGATTGTTCATGCAGACCGGCGTTGGTACGCCGAACGCGCCCACGACGTGGTGGAACGATCGTCATCTATCGCCACTGGAGTTTGCCGGGGACCTGGCAGCCGCCCTCGCCCAGCACCCGCCGCTGATGTCGGTGGATCAGGCGAACGCGATGCAGGCGATTTTCAACTATGCGCCGTACAACCAGGACACGCCGTTGCCACCGACGCTTATGGCTCCTCAGATCGATCCTCCGCTTATGGCGCAGTACGGGTTCTTCGATCCGGCGGCAAACCCGATGGTCTCCATGCGCTATTCGAGCAACGGTGGAGCGACATGGGGGCCGTACCAGGACAGAAGCATGGGCCGCGTCGGGGAATACTCCAAACGGATTTACTGGACCCGCTTGGGGATGTCGCGAGATCGGGTGTACGAGTTTAGCGGCATGGCGCCGGTGCAGACGGCAATCACCCAGGGAACCCTTGAGGCGGCAGTAGGGCTTTCCTGATGACCACGCCACTTGATGGACTCACGATCGAATTTCGTTCGCCGGTGACGACGATCCAGTGGCGGAACGGCTCGAAGACGCCGTTGACGTTTGAACCTGTCTGGCAGCGGCGCCTCCAGGCGATCTGGACCTTCCTGACGACTTTCGTCCCGGGCCCGAGCTACATCGCAACGGAAACTGGAATAGCAAACGCCATCGCCTGCGCGGCCAATAGTGGTCCCGCTCTCGCGGATGGCCTCACGGTAACGATCAAACTGGCAAACGCGCTACACGCCGGCGCGAACACCTTCGCCTACAAAGGCGGACCGGCGATCCCGATCAAGAGCCATTTCAACCCGGCGAACAATATCGCGACCGCCTACGTCGCGGGGTCTTACGTGACGCTCGTTTATTCCCTCGGAGCAAACTTATGGCAAGACTGTTCTCAATAGTTCTCTGTGCCCTGATACTGCTGCCCGCTCCATCGGCGTTCGCCCAGGCCGGTGGCGCCCTACTTCCCTGGTATCAGCCAACCTTTGTGAATGTTGACGGCAAGACTCCTGTGGCCAACGGCTTCGTTTGCACGACATCGAGCGGAGGGAGTTCTCCCTTGGCGACGTATTCGGACTCGCAACTCCTCTCCGCGAACCCGAACCCGATCCATCTCGATTCGGGCGGTCAGCCGCAAAACGGCGGCTCTCCGATTTCGATCTACATGCAGAACGCGAGCTACCGGATTACGGTCTACGCCGCGGGCACTGGGAATATGTGCAATGGCACGTCTGTCGGAACCCTGATCTCGCAGACGGATCCGGTCTATGACTGGGGCCAGAAGTTCTTCCCGCAGACTCCCATGTTCACAAACAACGCCGTCATTTTCTACCAGACCGGCCCGGGGCTTGTTTCGGATCCCGCGCTCACCTGGAATAACTCCGCTCAAACGCTGACGATCACCGGGGCGCAGACCGCCGGGAACTTTATGGAGATCATCACCAATACCAATTCGACATCGGGTAAGGGCATGGGCTTGGAGGTGAACGCTGGCGCCACAACGAGCGACATGGTGGTCTCTGTGAACAGTCGCACGGCGACACCGCTCTTCACGGTCAATGGGGTCGGTGACGCGAGGGTGGCTGGCGGCGTGGTCCTGCCGACTGCGACGATGCAGAACACGGAGGTGCTATACGCGTGTCCGGCGCCGGCCACTGGAGGCTTGAACAAGATTTGCGGAGCGGGAAACATAATAACGAGCAATTCCTTCACCTGGGGCGAGGGTGCGGGGCAGGTAAATATCCAAAACGCCGGAGTCTTTTTCCCGCTTCAGGTTACCTCGACCGGCGGCGCTGGCAATAACTTCGGCGTAAACATCATCGCCGGAACGACGAGCGCGGACTCGCCTCTCTTTATCCAGGCCGCAAATCTCACGACGCTTGTCCATGTGTTTGGTGATGGCGGCGTATCCCTAAGTACGTGGGCAGATGAGGGCCTCGGCAATATGAACGCCGCAAATTACTACGTCAAAAACACTATCGGGCAATCACTGACAGCGACCGTGCGCAACTCCGCAGGCAGCGGGACCTGCACGATAACGTTCCTCGGTGGGCTCATTACGGCCTCGACTTGCTAAATATGAAGAAACTATTCCTGATTCTCTTCTTCGCCACTTCTACTCTCGCGCAGGACATCCCGCAGCTGCGCCCCTGGTCACAGACCGACGCCGCCGCTGAAATCGGACGGCTCTATATCCAAGTACAGCAACTCACCGAGTACATACACACATTGCAGGCCAAGATTCAGGAACTTCAGGCGGAGAACGCGAAGCTTAAAGGCGAGGTGAAGTGATTCACGCGATCGTCGCCCTCTGCTTTCTCTGTTCGCACCAGGACCGCGCTTATAACGCAAGCCGCCTCGCTCTCTATTCCGGAGCAGCATTCGACACAGTGACAACGGTTGTACTTCCGGGTCGCGAGTCGAACCCGATACTCGGGCAGGATCATGCGCGACTGGCCGTCGCAGAGGTGGGGCTAACGGCGGTGTCCACATGGGCAACCCGAAGCCTGGATAAAAGCGGTCATCGCAAGGCGGCGACCGTAATGAATTTCGTTACAGGGTCTTTTCACTTCGCCGCTGGGAGTTGGAACATCCATGCCAAGCAATACAGTCAGTAGCCTCGCCTCGGCTGGTGCAGGACTCGCCGCCGGGGCTGCATTTGGTGGTCCGGCTGGCGCGGCGGTAGGCGCTGGTGTCGGTGCGTTGATGGGCGCTCTGAATAAGATTGGACAGGGACGGAAAACAGCCAATCTGATGACGCAGGGTGGTCCCCAGGACATCCTCAATCAGCAGTTGAAGGCGATCGTCGCCGATCCCGGCACGAACGCGCAAGAGAAGGCTCAGGCCACGCAGGCGGTATGGTCATCGTTCCTGACGCAAGCCAACCAGTTTGCGCAAACGAACGGCGGCAAGGCCCCAACCGTCGTCCAGCAGGCGATCTATAAGACGCCCGGGCTCACGAATACCGTCAACACGCTGCTCGCGCCTCTCGGGCAGACGGCGTTCGACCAGTCGTATACGAATCTCGTCCCGGGCATTTCGGCAACGGGCATCAATAAAGCAGCGAATCCTGGACTTGGTGGAGGGCAAGGGCCCGGAGGCAATGCCCTCGAAACAGGGCTTATTGCAGGAGGAGTCGGGGCGGGCGCTGGCCTGGCGGGCGGCTATTTCTTCAGCGGGAATGGCGGCAGCAGTTCGGTCGGAGACGTAGCCAACACTGGCATCGACTACCCGGGAGCGACCACGACAAACGCGGACGGCGAGATCGTGCCGGCGGGTAGCACAGGGGGCCCGGTCTTCGACGAGAACGGCGACATCATTCCCGGAGCTGAAGGTGGTATCCCTAGTGCTGCAGGCGGTGGCGGCGCGCCTACTGGCAGTACGAGCGCGAATACGAATAGTATTCTGCAGTCGATCTTCAAGAAGAACCCCAGCCTGCTCTCGACGCTGATCGGCTCGGGGACGTCGCTGCTCGGCGGCCTCATCGGATCGAACGCGGCACAGAATGCGGCGACCACTCAGTCCAATGCGGCTCTCGCGGCAGCGCAGCTCGAGGCCCAGGCGGGCCAGAACTCGCTCGACTTCGAGAAGCAGGTCTTCAACCAGCAGCAGACCAACCTGCAGCCGTGGATCAACGCGGGCAGTAACGCGCTCAACTCGATCGCCCAGATCAACGCCAACCCGTACACACTGCCGACCGTCGACCAGGCCATGCAGGCGCCAGGGCTGCAGTTCCAACTGCAACTCGGCCAGCAGGCCCTCGAAGCCTACGAGCGCGCGAATGGCACGCTTCAGAGCGGGAAGGCGATGAAGGACATCGACTCTTATGCGCAGGGCGTGGCGCAGCAGGGCTACGGCAATCTCGTTAACGAGCAGCTTGCGGCTCGATCGGCGAACCTGAACCCGCTGCTTTCGGTGGCAGGACTCGGGCAGACGTCGACCAGTAACCTCAACACGAACATCGGCAACACCGGCAACACGATCGCAAACATCGGCACGACGACCGCGCAGAACGTCGGGCAGACGCAGCAGCAGGCCGCGCAGGCGCAGGCCTCGGGTTACGTCGGTTCGAGCAACTCGTGGTTGTCCGCTCTCGGCAACATCGGGAACAACCTTCAGGGCACTCAAACAATCCAGGCGCTGCTCGCAGCGCTTCAGCCGAAGCAGCCGGCTTACGCAGGCGCATAAAACCTCATGGCCATTGACGATTCCATTGCTCTCGGCGTTCGGCCGCCCGTAGTCCAGTCGCCGCTCGACTCCCTTAGTAGGTCTGTCAGCATCGCGGATATGTTGAGCCAACTCCAGGACCGCCAGGCGATGGCGCCACTGCGACAAGCGCAGACGCAGGCGGAAATCCTCAAAGCTCGGGCTGAACAGAAACAACTCGAAGACTCGGCTGCGCTGAATTCGGCCTACCAGGACAGCGTCACCTACAACGACGATCTTGG